CCCGCCGCCGACGTAACGCCCACGCCAACCAACGGCAACGCACCTACGGGGGTACCCGCATGACCTACACGCTAGATATGGAAATCCGCGACGTAACCGAGGCGAGGCGCGAAATCGTCGGCGTCGTCGCCCCCTACGACGAAACGACCTACCTAACAGGCGACCCCCGCGGCGAGCGGTTGATACGGGGTTGTTTCGCCGAGTCGATACGCCGCAAGGGCGACCGCATACCGCTATGCATCGGGCACAACCACGGGCGCGCCGCCGTCGGGTTGTCGAGGTCGTGGCGCGAGGACGGCGACGGGTTGGTAGGCGTGTTCGCCGTGCGCGCCGACCCCGAGGGCGACAAGGCGTTAGGCGACGTGCGCGACGGGTACCTACCCGCGTTGTCGGTGGGGTTCGCCCCGATACCTGCCCGCACCCGTCGCGCCGCCGACGGCGCCCTAGAACATACCGAGGCGGCGTTAAAAGAGGTTTCGTTGGTCGTGGTCGGCGCCTATGACGGCGCCCGGGTCCTCGCCGTGCGGTCGGCGCAGGACCTCGACGCCCTGTTAGCGCCGTTCGCCAACCCGCCCGCCGTCGACCTATCGCCGTTCCCGACCCCGTGGCGCGTATAGTGCGCGCGTAGTCACATACCGCCGTCGCCGCTAACCGTCGCACGGCGTCGCTAGGGCACTTGTTGCGTTGCAACCGTCGCCCTCGGCGCTCGGGCACTTGTTGAGGGCACTTGCGAAACCGCAACCCCGACAACAGGAGGGCACCTAGTGCTTACGTACCTGCGGCAGCTAACCGCGGAACGCGACTCACTCACGGCGGCGGCAACCCAAATCGCGGAAACCGCCGCCACCGAGGGGCGCGACCTCACCGAAACCGAACAGGCGTCGCTCGCCTCTATGCAATCCCGGTGCGCCGTCATCGACGGGCAGCTATCAACCCACGGCGCCGCCCTCGACTCGCAACGGGCGTACGCCGCCCTGCGGGCGCACCTATCCGAAACGACCGACGACGGCACGACCACGCCGCCCCGTGGCGCCCTCGCCACCCGCGAGGCGGCGCCCGACCGCCGCGGTTGGGGCGAGCTATTCACCGATAGCGAGGCGTTCCGCACCTACACGGGTCGCGGGTCCTCGGGCGAGGTCGACCTACCCGGGTTGTTCACCCGCGCCCCTATCCAAATCGACACGTTCCCGGGCGAGCTACCGCCGTACTATTTCACGCCGACCCCGTGGAAGATGACGACGCCGCTACTCGACGCCCTCGGGCGGGTCGCCACGAACAGCAACGCGGTTACGTGGTACACGTGGCCCGGCGCGTTCCCGGTGGCGCCCGTCGTGCCCGAGGGGGGCACGAAACCCGAGGCGGATTTCACGCCGACCCCGCATACCGCCGCCCTCGACACCTACGCCCATTACAAACCGTTGTCGCGGCAGGCGCTAGAGGACATACCGCAAATACAAAGCATCGTCGAGGGCGCCCTACGGGGCGGTATCCTCACGGCGTTAGAACAGGCGGCGGCGGGGGCGCTCGCCGCGCCCGCTAACGGGGTACCGACCCTCAACGGCGCCGATATGTTGTCGGGGTTGCGGCAGGCTATCGGCGTCGTGCAATCGGCGGGCTACTCGCAACCGAACGCAATCATGCTTAACCCCGCGGATTTCGCCCAACTAGACGTAGACGTAATGGGCGTCACGACCGCAGGACCCGTACGTACGGGGTCGATATGGGGTATCCCGGGCTACGCCGTCGGCGCCATACCGTCGGGTACCGCCTACGTCGGCGATATGAAAACCGCCGTAACCATTTTCGCCCGTAATCAAGTGTCGGCGTACATGACCGATAGCCACGCCGACTATTTCGTAAAAAACCTGTTGGTTATCCTCGCCGAACAACGGGCGCACGTGGCGGTAACCGAACCCAACGCCGCCCACGCCGTGACGTGGACCACGACGCCCCTCGCCGCCTCGGGCGGCAACCCGAGGGCTAGGGCATAACCCATGCCCGCCACCGTCGACGCCGTTAGGACGTTCCTAGGTTTGTCGCCCGCGCGACCCGCCGACGACGACGCCCTAGCGGCGGCGGTAGCGGCAGCTAACGACGCGGTAGCCACGTGGCGAGTCGACCTAACCGACCTCGCCACGTGGCCCCCGTCGTGCGATCAGGCGGCGGTTATCTACGCCGCCCGCCTCTACGGTCGGCGGTCCTCGGTACAGGGCGTCGCCGCGTTTCAAGAGGTCGGCGTTATCTCGCTACCGCAGGACCCCGACGTACGCGCCCTACTCGGGCTAGGACCGTTCCAAAAATCGGTAGTGGCGTAATGGGCGCCTACGCCGCCGCGCTAGAGCTAGTCGGCAAGCTAGAGGCGGAACTACCGCCCGACGCGGTGGCGACCGCCGACCCCCGTTCGGCGACGCCGCCGTGCGTGCTGGTCGCCCATACGTCGGCGACCTATAGCGGTATGTGCGACGCCTCGGCGGCGTGGGAGGTCGTCGCCCTCGCCCCGGGTCCATTCAACGCCGACGCGTGGCAGGCACTCGACGCCCTCGCCGACGGCGTGCGGCGCGCCCTCAACGTCGAGGCGTACCGCGTCGTCGCCTACCGCCTCGCCCTCGACAACCCGCCCCTACCCGCGTACCTGTTCACGTTTACAGGAGGTTTCGACCTTGATTAACGAATCACGCCTAAAGAATGGCACGTTACAACTAGGACCCGTCGGTACAGGGCAGGTCGACGTGTCCTGTCAGCTAACCAACGTTCGCATATCGACGGCGTATAGCGACGACGGCGACGCCGTTACGACGTTGTGCGGCGACACGAAATCGCCGCCCCGCAAGCTAGACGGGCACAAGCTAGCGGGCACGTTGATACAGGATTTCGATCTCGCCGAGGCGGCGGGCGGCGTTATTGATTACCTATGGAACCACGAACTAGAGCTAGTGGATTTCACGTTTACGCCCGACGACCTCACCGGGTCGCCCGTGGTCGCGGGCAAAGTGACCATAGAGATACCGGGCGACACCTACGGCGGCGACGTGAACACCCGCATAACGTCGGATTTCGAATGGTCGATAGACGGCAAACCGACCCGCACCTACGGCGTTATGACCGCCTCGGCGACCTCGGCGGCGTGATAACGGGCTACAACCTAAAGGGCGCCGACCGCCTCGCCGCTACCCTCGACGACGCCGCCCGGCAGCTAGGCGACCTGCGCGACGCCAACGCCGAGGCGGCGAACACCGTCGAGTCGGTGGCGGCGCTAACCGCCCCGAGGCGCACGGGCGCCCTCGCCGGGTCGGTAGTCGGCGAGGTCGTCGAGGGCGGCGCCCAAATCGGTAGCGACCTCATCTACGCCCCCGTCATTCACAACGGGTGGGCGGCGCACCATATCGCCCCGCAACCGTTCCTACTCGACGCCGCCGAACGCACTACCGCCCAATGGGTCGGGGCGTACGACAAGGCGGTTAACGCCGCCCTAGAGGGCGTAGAGGGGGTCTAGGTGTCGTCGTTCCGCCGTGAGATAGTCGTAACCGTCGACGGGGTGGATTACAAGTGTCAGACAAAGGCGATTGATTACACCAACGCCGAGGTATCCCTAGCCCGCGACGGCGGCACCGTCGAAAAAAACGCTATGGCGTTGCGGTTTCGTATCGCGTTCGCCGTGTTCCGACGGTGCCACCCCGACGAACCTACCGCCCGTTCGTTTCCGGTTTTCCTCGACGTGTTGGACGACATAGACGAAACCCCCGACGACCTAGAGGACGGCGACCCGTTGGACCCTACCCCGTTGGCGGGTACGGTCGACTCGCCGTAAGTCTCGCCGTGCAAACGGGCGTACCGCCCCGCGAGTGGCTACGTGACCCCGCCGCGATGATGACCGCCGTAGAGGTCCTCGCCGAGATTGCCGAACAGATAGGGCGCAAGTAATGGCAGGCGCGACCGCCCGCCTAATGGTGGAGATACTCGGCGACTCATCTAAGGCGGTCGCCGCGTTCAAACAAACCGAGGGCGCCGCTAAGACAACCGAGGGCGCCGCCAAATCTACGGGCGTGTCGTTTAAGGGCATCGCCGCGGGCGTGGCTACCGGGTTGGCGGTCAAAAAGGTTATAGATTTCGGGCGCGAGTCGGTTAAGGCGGCAGAGGAAAGTGAGGTAGCCCATAAGCGCCTAGTTACCGTGTTCGCGCAGGCGGGCGACGCCTCGGGCGCCGCCGCCGCCGACGCCGAAAAGTACGCCGGGTCGCTATCTAAGGCTACGGGCGTCGACGATGAGGTAATCATGGGGGCGCAGGCGATACTTGCCACGTTCCATAGCCTCACGGGTCCTACCGCCAAACAGGCGGATTTGTTCGACCGCGCGACCGCCGCCGCCGCCGACCTCGCCGCCGCCGGGTTCGGCGACCTCAACAGTAACGCCGTGCAACTAGGCAAGGCGCTAGAGGACCCGACTAAGGGCATGACCGCGCTAGCCAAATCGGGGGTTACGTTCACGAAATCCCAAAAAGATCAGATAGCGGCGCTACAGAAATCGGGCGACCTACTCGGCGCCCAAAAAATCGTTATGGGGGCGGTAGAGGGGCAGGTTAAGGGCACGGCGCAGGCTACCGCCACGTCGTCGGCGAAGATGGCGGTTGCGTGGGGTAACTTTCAAGAGTCGGTAGGCGCCGCCCTGTTGCCGTTTATCTCGACGATACAGGACAAGCTATCGGGGTTGTTCGCGTTCGTATCCGCTAACAGTAGTTGGCTAGTGCCGTTGGTTACGGGTATCGCCCTATTGATAGGTACCCTGTTGGTCGCCGTTAAGACTATCGCCCTCATACAAAAGGCGGTACAGGCGTTCACGTTGGTTTGGCGGGTCCTTAATCTGGCGTTCGCCGCCTCGCCTATCGGGTTTATTATCGTGGCGGTCGTCGCCCTCATCGCCGTTATAGTGCTTATCGCCACTAAGACGGATTGGTTTCAACGGATTTGGGCGGCGATGACTAAGTTTCTGGCGTCGGCGTGGAACGCCACCGTTGGGGCGATTATCGCGGCGTGGAACGCCGTCTACAACGTGCTAGCGAGCGGGTTTAACGCCGTGCGTAACATAGTGGCGGGGGTCCTCGGGTGGATACGGGCTAACTGGCCCTTATTGTTGGGTATTCTTACTGGCCCGTTCGGGTTGGCGGTCGCTATGATATTCCGTTTTTGGGGTCCTATCTCGGGGTTTTTCTCGGGCATAGTGTCGTCGATAGCGGGCGTGTTTTCGGGCGTCGTTCACGCCATAACCCAACCGTTTATCACGGCGTTTAATATCGTTAAGGGCGTCGTCGACGCCGCCGTAGGTGCCATACGGGGTGCGGTGTCGTCGGTACTGTCGTTCGTTAACTCGGGTATACAGGGCGCGAAGAATGTCTACAACGCGTTCGCCCGCACGTGGAACGCTATAGAGGTCGGTTTCCCGGGTATCGACAAGGGACCTATCCATATCGGCGGGTTTACGGTCGGGTTGCCCGACCTGCCCATGTTGGCCCGGGGTGGGTTGATTACCCGCGGGGGGTTGGCGTACGTACACGCCGCCGAGGTCGTGTCGCCCGCCCCCGCAACGGGTCGGTCGGGTCCTGCCGTGGTCATAGAGTCGGCGACCTTTAGCGAGGCGGTCGACGTAGAGGTACTACTACGTAAGGTCGCGTGGGCTATGCAAACCCAACGGATTTAGCGATGAGTGAGTGCGTGCGGCGGGCGTGGCTAGACCTCGACGGGCAGGTAATGCCCCTAGAGGACCTCGACGCCGGGTACGTATGCGCCGAGTTAGATTTGGGGTGGCCCGAGGTCCGCGAGGTCGTGAACAACCGTTCGGGGGCGAGCGGCACCGACGACTACACGCGGTTTTTTGGGTCGCGTGCCGTGTCGGCGAGCATACGGGCGCTCGCTTCACTCGGTGCCGTGGTCGACGGGGTGGCTAGCGCGTTCGGGCGGTACATGCGGCCCGACCTGCGCCCCGAACTACATTACGTGCTAGAGCGCGAGGGCAACCCCGAACGGGTCCTAGTCGTGCGGGCGGCGGGCTACACGTGGCCGATAGACGGCACGGGCACGCGCAACGTTCACCTAGCGTGGGTTGCCCCCGACCCGATAGCCCGCGACCCGCTAGAGCGTTCCGCCTCGGCGTGGTCGGGGTCGTCGACCTCGCCCGGGCGGAACTACGACCTTACGTTTAACCGCCTCTACCCGCCCGGGGGTGGGTCGTCGACGACGGGGGTTATCGACACCCCGGGCGACGTGCCCGTAAAACCGTTGCTACGTATCTACGGGCCGATAACCGCCGCCCACGTGAAACTAACCCCGACGGTGGGCACGCCGTTTAGCCTCTACTTTGCCCAATCGTTCGTAATCGGGTCGGGCCAGTACGTCGAGGTCGACACGGCGGCGCATACCGCCACCGTCGACGGCGACCCGCTACAACCCGTGTTGAGTGCCCTTGATTGGTCGCGGTCGTCGTGGCCCGAGTGCCCGCCGTTGCCGAACTACACGAACCTAAACCTTTACGGGTCCTCGACGGCAGGCGTCACGCAAGTAGAGGCGCGTTGGTATGACGGGTACCTAACGTGAGCTATCCGGCAGGGCGCTACCCGACCGCCGAACACGTACAGGTCGCCCCCCTCGGCGCCCCCCCGGGCACCTACCCCATACCGCCCGGGCGGGGTCGGTGGCGCCTCACGTTGCACCGTCGGGCGTTCGCGCCGGGCGTCCCTACCGCCTCGCTCGCTATCGCCGAGATACCCGACGCCCGTTCGCTACAGGTCGTGCGCGAGTACAACAAGGGCGCCTCTATCTCGCTGGCCCTCGACGGGCAAGGGCAATCGGCGGCGCTAGTCCGCGAGCTACAACAGGACCTCATCGCGTGGCGTTGGGACGATACGAGGGGCGCCGACGTGCCGGTAGGGCGCTACGTGATATGCCAAGCGCAGGACACCCTAAGCGAACAGGCGTACACGCTTACGCTTACGGGCCACGATTACCTAGCGATGCTAGAGCGGCGCCTACTTACCGCCCGGGTTGTCTACACGCAACGCGAACAGGACCTACTCGCCGCCGACCTCATCGCCCGGGCGAAAACCGTTAGCGAGTCGGGCGGGCAATCGTTCGGCGCCGCCGCCTACCTACCGCTAAACGCTCGCAACGTCGACCCGTCGGGCGCCTACCGTTCTACCCCGTCGGGGCAGCCACGCGACCGCACGTATGAGGCGCAACAGAAACTAGATGAGGCGCTATTCAACCTCGCCGCGTGCGAAAACGGTTTCGACTACGACGTAGTACCCACGGGCGGCGACGACAACGTACGTATATTCTTCCCGTATCAGGGCGTGCTACGCACCGACCTCGTTTTAGAGTACGGGTTGTCGGTGCGGGCGCTATCACGCACGACGAATAGCGCCGACTACGCGAACGCGTGGCGGGTCGTGGGCGCCTCTAGCAACCCTAACGATTCGACGGCGCCGCCCCTCTACGGCGAGCGGCACAATAGCGACGCCCTCGACGCCACCCGAGGGGTAGGGCTATGGCACTCGGGCGACAACGCTAGCGACGTGACGGTACAGGCGACGCTAAACGAAAAGGCGGGCGCCGACCTCGCTATGTCGGGCGTGTTGCTGCCGTCCTACTCGCTAGAGCTACGGTCGGGTTGGTACGGGTGGGGCAACCCCAACATTGGCGACGTGGTAACCCTGCGGATACGGGCGGGGCGCCTCAACGGCGACACCGAGGTACGGGTACTTGCCATAACCCACGACGTAAACGACGACACGGGCGACGACGACATAAAACTAACGGTAGGGCGCCCCGACGTGAACTTTGCCGACCTGTTCACCCGCGCCGACCGCGACATTAACGCCCTCGCTAGGAGGTAACGCCTATGACCCGCTATACGCCCCTATGGCTACAATCGGGCAGCTACGCCGCTAGCGTCGACCGCCGCCTACCCGCCGCCCTCTGGCCCTCGGCGCGTTGCGACGGTTGCGCCGTGTCGTTCGCCTCGGCGATGACGGTAGACATAGCGCCCGGGTACGTGGCGGTACCCACGGCGAACAACACGGGTACGACGCTATGCACGTCCGACGCCGCCGAACAGGTCACCCTACCCGCCGCCCCCGCCGCGGGCACCGACCGCATAGACCTAATCGTATGCCACGCCCGCGGTACCGACCTCGACGGCGGCGTAAACAACGATTTCGTTTTTGAATCGGTACAGGGCGTGCCCGCCGCCTCGCCCGTGGCGCCCGCCACGCCCCCGGGCATGGTCGCGCTCGCGCAGGTTTACCTAGTCGGCGGTAGCGCCGCCGTCGACCCCGCCAAAATCACGAACGTACGCCCGCCCTCGCTAGTGGTGCCCTCGCCGACCGACCTTATGCCCCGCGGCTACGTCACGGGGTACCGAATGCAACCCGCTAGCGACGTTACCGGCGCGGCGATAGCTAACTCGCCCAATCTCAACGTACCTATGCTCGCGGGGCGGCGGTACCGGATAACCCTAACGGGGCGCGGTAGTACGTCTGCCGCGGGCGGCGCCTCTATCCGAATCGCCGGGCCAGGGTTCCCTAGTGGCCCGTGGGCTAACTACCAAATGGTAATAGAAAAAAATAACGCCGCCAATGAGGGGCTAAGCGGTACGGGCGTAACGTTCTACGATTGCACTACGGCGGGGTCGTACGCGTTTAACCTCGGGTTCTACGGGGGTGGCACCGTGAAAGTGTTAGGGGGTAGTTGTTCCGCGACCGCCGAGGATATTGGAGGGTTCTAGGTGACCTATCAAGCGCAGGACCAACTAGTAAACGACGCCGTGTTTCAAGGGCGCGTTCGGGCGTGTTGCACTCAACAGGGCGACCAAACCTACGAACTACCCTCGGGCGCCGCACTCGCGCAGGACGTGCTACGCGGCGACCCCGCCGTGTTCGACACGTTCGTACGCCTCAACGCGGCAGGACCCGGCATCGCCGATAAGGTCGCCACGGGCGACGGTATCGACCAATCGCTATGCACCGACGCCGACCTACTCTCACTCACGCAAGCTAACTGGCCCACCGTCGCCGACCTCTACTACGCCGCCGACGGCACCCCGATAGGAGGTACCTAGTGTCAGACACCGAACCCACCCCCGCCCCCGTCGAGGACCCGGGCGAGGACACGAAAGAACACCCCGTAGTCGACGAACTACGCGAGCGCCTCGACGACGACGTACCCCCCCGCGACGACGACCCCGACCGCCCCGACCGTACCCACGACCACGCCCCGCCGCGCGACGATGACCCGCCCGACGACCCCGAGGCGACGTAGTGGCCCTACGTCGAGTGCCGATACCGTCGCCGAACTACTCGGGTCGCGGTGGCGCTCGCGTGCGGTTGGTCGTGTTGCATACGGCGCAGGGCGCCGACGACTACCGCGACCTCGGCGCGTACTTTCAAGGCGACGTAGGGGTGTCGTCGCACGTCGGTATCGACGACACCCCGGGCGAGGTCGGCGAGTACGTGGCGAGGGGTGGCGCCGCGTGGACGGCGGCGGCGTATAACAGTACGGCGGTACAGGCGGAACTATGCGCGTGGGCGGAATGGACCGCCGCCCAATGGCACAACGAACACGCCCAAATGATTGCCAACGCCGCCGCGTGGGTTGGGGAAGAATGCGCCGCGTTCGGTATCCCGTTGGTTGCCCTCAATGCGGCGCAGGCGCAGGGCGGCGCCTCGGGCGTATGCGACCATGCCGCGCTAGGCGCCGACGGCGGCGGGCATTGGGATATAGGGCACGGGCTAACCGTCGCCGAGGTCGTCGCTATGGCGGCAGGCGGCGCCCCTACCACCCCGTCGCCCGTGCCCCCCGTCGGCGTGCCGTTCCCGTACCCGCCCGGGCACTATCTCGGGCAACCCGACCCCGACCCCTACTGCCATTCGGGCTACTACGGCGGGGTCGACCATACGAACGTAGCGACGTGGCAGGCGGGCGCTATCGCCCTCGGGTACTCGGTGGGCGCCACGGGCGCCGACGGGTACTACGGGCCATCTAGCGAGGCGGCGGCACGGTTGCTACAGGTCGACGCCGGGCTAACCGTCGACGGGTTGGTAGGCGTCGACACGTGGGGGGCGACGTTCGGGTGACGCCCGCCCGGCGCGTCGCCGCCCTCATCGTTCTAGGGGTGGCGGTCCTCACGTTGTCGCTAATCGTGTTGATACGCAACCGCGACCTAGACACCGACCTACTCGCCATACTCGGGCTACTCGGCGGGGTGGCAATCGTGGTCGTGGCCCTGCCCCGCGAGGGCGGCAAGGGCGGCAACGGGGGCGCCTAGAGGGTTGGCACACGGTGTGCCACGCCCCCCGCCGCCCCGTATGGCAGGGCGTCGCACGGGCGACCCCGGGCGACACAAAACCGCAGGTAGCGACGTTGTTTGCCGCTCTTTCAAGGCGGCAGCACGGGTTCAAATCCCGTTGGGGGTACGGGTTTTTCGCCGCCGCGTGGCACACAGTGTGCCACGGTGAGCTATCCTGTACGTGTTCGACCAACCACGAACTAGAACAGGTAGCCAACCAATGCCTAGCTATGACCCCAAAAAATCCGCGTGGCGCATCGTCGCCGACGCCACCCCCGAGGGGGGCAAGCGCCGCCGTGTCGTGCGGTTGCACCGTGCCCCCAACACCGACGCCGGGCGGCACGCCGCCGAGGTCGCCGAGGCACGCCTACGCGACGACGTGGCCCTAGAGATTGCCGGGCCACGTTCCGACACGTTCGCCGCCGCCGCCCGACGGTGGCAGAGGGCGGCGCGTAGCAAGCGTGGCCCGTGGTCGCCGGGCACCCGGCGCACCGTCGCCGAGGCACTCGACGGGCACATACTGCCCGCCCTCGGCGACCGCCTCGCCGACGACGTGACCCCCGCCGACATTGAGGACCTCTACGCCCGGTGGAGCGAGTATCTCGCCCCGTCCAACATTCGGCGTAAGCACGGCATGATTCGCAAGATTTACGCCGACCTAGAGCGGCGGGGCGAGATAACCCACGCCCGTAACCCCATGCACCGAGTCGAGGCGGGCGGCGGGGTCGCCCCCGAACGTATCCATATGCCCACCCCCGCCAACATTCACGCCCTCGCCGACGACGCGGGCGAGCGGTCGTTACTCGGCGCCCTGTTCGTTTACGTCGCCGCCTATACCGGCGCCCGGCGCGGGTCGGTGCTGGCCCTACGGTGGCGCAATATCGACCTTGACGGCGGGTTGATTCGGGTAGAGCGGGCGCTAACCCTCGGCGACGACGGCAAGGCGCACGAAAAGGGCAACAAGGCGGGGCGCCCGTACCCGGTGCGTATCTCGGGGCGCATCGTCGAACTACTGCGCGAGGCGCGCCGCCGTGCCGCCGAGTCGGCGATAGCCCTCGGCGAGCGCGAGGCGTTCGGCGACCTGTACGTGTTCACCGACGACGGCGGGCGTACCCCGTGGTCGGTGTCGCACCCCTCTAAGGTGTTCCGCCTCGCCGCCCGTAATCTCGGGTTGTCGTGGTCGCGCCTCGACGGTGACGGCGGTATGACGTTGCACGACCTGCGCCACTACGCCGCCTCTACCATGCTGGCCGCGGGGGTGCCCGTGCCCGTGGTCGCCGCCCGCCTCGGTTGCACGGTGGCGAACGTACAGGCGACGTACTCGCACTACATACCGTCGCGCGAGGACGAACGCGCCGCCGACGTTATGGCGGGGGCGTTGGGCTAGCCTCACCGTCGGAAACACGCACGACCCCGGGTAGTTGGGGAAGCTACCCGGGGTCGTTCCGCGCCCGGGGGGCGGGCTAGAGCGAGGACAACCCGAGGACCCCCGCGGCGCGCAGGACGGCGACCAACCGTACCCGCGCCTCGGTATAGCGGTCGTAGGCGGCGTGTTGTTCGTCCGATAGGCGGCGGTACTCGGCGATGGCGTCGAGTATCTCGGCGTCGGTGGGTATCGGGGGCGGGTCCTCGGGCGGCGGTTTGCGGGGTGGCACTAGGCGCCGCCGTCATCCCAATACGTCGGTT